TTGGTGCTTAATACTCTTAATGTTGCCATGTCGTGTCGTGTTAATTCGTGTCGGTATTATTTATCTCTTTCTGCTGTTTAATCATTTTTTGTAATTCCGCTGAACTGCCAATAAACATCGTGTTATTAACAGTAGACGGTCCAGACTTCTTATCTTCGGCATCTAACTCCTTCATCTTCTTTTGTAAGTCAATGAGTTTGTCAGCAGTGTCTGCTACATTCTTAATAAGTTGACCCGCAACTTCATAAGCACGGGGATGATCTGATGCTCTTGCAACATCAAGTATTCCATCTACTGCCTCCTGACCCTTCATTACTAAGTTGTGAAGTTGAGCACGAGTTGTCTCATAATCCTGCTTCACATCAGGAGTTTCAGTTTTCTTTAAACTTGGTTTCACTTTTTCAACATGTTTTTGGAGTTCTGAAGGTTCAGTTCCAAAAGCATCATTTAGTCCATCAAAAGGATTTGCCATATTAAATATCCTCGTCAGCACCACTAATTGGATTGTACTTCTTATTATCTGTGAAGAAACTTACAGTTTCACCGAATCCAAAGTCATCGTCAGAATCAAGAAGTGCAGCATCTGCAGTATCTATGAGTTGAATTTCTGCATTAGCAGCATGTGCTACTAAATCTGTAGTGTATCTACCTCTAAGAACACTAACTTCATTACCATTGATTTTTTCAACCCTAAAGGTTTCGGAGTCAATCTGAAATTCATCGCCAATAGAAAGACCTGTAGCATCAGCAACTACTGCCACATTTGTAGAGTTATCCATAGCAGTAGTTAATGTAGTTAAAGCAGTACCTGTAAGATTCTGAGTTGCGGTAGGAACAACACTGTATCTTTGTACTCTTGGAGCGGTATTCACATCCATACCTGCATACATATCGACTTGAGCAGATTTGATAATTTTCGCTTCTTTGGTAGGACCGTAAAGATATGTTTTTACAGAAAATTGTAAAGTATAAATGATAGCTCTACGACTTGAAAAATTTCCTTCATAACTATCTTCATATTGAATTTGATTGAGGATGACAGGAACATCTTTAATCTCATTAAAATTTGGTAATAATTTAACACTCAAATTGTAATGAGGTTGAAAATTCGGTAGAATTTGCTCAAGGATTTGAAGACCGTCTTCTTGTGTTTTAGAAATAATTGCGAGTTCAAAACTTAATGTATAAGGAACCGGCATGAATATATTATAGTTTCCATCACCGTCTTTAGGGACTTTAATTTTTTGAGTGGGTGAAACTTTTCTAGACGAATCATATGCAATACCATTAATTTCAAATGAAATTCTTGGTAGTGTAATTTGCAATCTTTTATTTGTAGGATCGGGAGTTTGATCGAGACGCGCCAGGAACTTTTGTTTTGGACCATACGCCAACGGCACTTTCATCACTCCATCAGAACGACGAAGTTCAATGTTGTTGAACAAAGTTCCAAATGCAACAACAGTTTTTCTAAAAATTTCGTTATATGAATATGTTCCTAACATTAGATTGTAGTATCAGTAGTTGATCCAACAGAACCGAAGGGATTGACTTCAGTAAAGTCAATAATGTCATCATCAGCAACTTCAAAGTTGTAATTTTGATCAGTTGTGTCTGGGGTATTCACATTATTTAGTGTGTTATATGATGCTGATGTCCAAGCAGCACCTGATGTTTGACCAGTAACCGTTTCTGGAATTGTAAAAATTCCTGTTCTGTTATAAATTTGAAGTTGTCTATTCTCGGAATCCCATGCTTTAACTTCGGCAGTTACATTAGATGTACCTCCAGCAACAATTTCACCAATAGTAAAGTCCCCAGTGCCACCAGCAGCAAAGTTGACTGTAATAGCATTAGCAAAAGTATTTTCGATAGCGTCAATCTCAGCAACACCAGTATCGAGATTTTCATCACTATACTCAAAGAGTTCACATTGGCATTCCCAAACATATCCTTTACCCAATTGGTAAAAAGGTTTTTCTGCTTCTACAAATTTAATCTCAAACAAATGTTTTGTGGCGGGAAACCAAACTAAATCTCCTTCATTAGGACGCCCCTCAACATTCAGAGCAGCATTATCATCTACTGCCGAAGTAAATTTTTCTCTTGAAAAAATAAAAGTAGTCTTATCTTCGACACGAACACCAAACTTACTAAGAAGTTCACCTTGACCTTCCCACCCTTCTACATTATTAACATAAGCACGAACTGCCAATGCTTGTGTGAAGTTACTAGTTTCAACTTCGTTTAAAATAGTATCTCTATTTACATAAGTTCTTGGGAGATAGTAAATATCCTGACCGTAGATTTCAATACTTTCTACGATTAAATTTTCAATAAATTTTTGTTCTTGAGCTGAACCATTTGCCTTCAATAAACCAGTATGATTACTGAAGACATAATCCTGTGGTGGGTCGTTAGAAAATGCCATTTTATCCAATTAAATCTAATGGGGGAAGTTCAAATGTAGTCCTAATATCTTGTTCAAGTTTTTCTTTCATTTTAGTAGCATCTTCTAAAATTTGGCGTCCATTGAGTTTTACACCACCCAACATTTGAATGCCATCATATTTACTCAAGTTACGACCCCACTGCTCCATGAACAATGCTTCAGTATAATCTTTAAGCCAATGCTCATTGAACATACGAGTATATGTTGTGGGATCTTGTCTAACAGTACAATCAACTAAAATAAAATCACCTGCCTGCAATTCATTCCAATCAAAATCCATGTATAATCTATTTTGATTTTCGTTCCATTTAACCCTCCGGGATGTTTGGGAATTTGTAACCCAATCCAAAGTTTCTAGATATTGCGAGGTCATAAAATAATGAAGAATATGACCATGTGTCATAGAATAAATATCATTCAAGAAAATTTGATATTTAATATTAAAAATATTACCAGGAACGATACTAGACGCACCGATATGAGTATAAACATTGTTTAAACTAAGAATATCTGGTGGCAAATCAATATAGTTATTATTTTCAAACCAGTTGGTTCCACTTATTTGAGTGCTACTTTGGGCAGCAGTTTTAATAGCATCAGTGACTTCAATTTTAATGAATGTTTGATAACTACCACTGTAGTGATATTCTTGAAATTTATCAATCGCTTCTTCAATTAAGTCATCTAATTGCTCTGAAGCAACATTAATATCAATCGTAGGGAATCCCAAACGACGAAGAGCATAATCTCTTAGTTCGATTTTAGTTGCGGGTCTAGTTGCTGACATTGGTTATCAAGCGAATGAGGAGATAGTTAAGGTTGTAACATCATTTGCACTGACGACTTCTCCGATTTTGAAGAATCCGTCAACGGTATCAACGGTGATTTGATTAGTGCCGAGAGCAGTAATAACACCCGTAGTGCCACTAGTAGCACCAGTGACAGTTGCACCGACTTCCATCGTGGTAATGTCGGTAAGAGTTAGAGTTGCATCTGTTGCAACAGTTGCGATGCCAACAGTACCGCCAGTACCACCTGCCTGAACAATGGTAATTGTTTCACCAGCAACATATCCAGTGCCACCATCATTAATGGTGACATTGGTAATTGCACCAGCAGAAGCAGTGATATCAACGATCAGAGAAGCAGAACCAGAACCACCTGTTGTTGCCAGAGCAGTTCCAGTGGTATATCCAGAACCACCTGCAAGAGATGCGAGGTTGAAGGAAAGAACCTTACCGGCATTGGGGTTGGTAATTGTAACGGTATCAGTAATCAGATAATCAGAACCACCTGCATTTACTGTAGCGGCAGTAATTACACCACCAACAACAGTAGTATCAACTGTCAAGGAGGAACCTGTACCTCCGGATGTAGCAACAGCAGTTCCAGCAGTAAATCCACCGCCGCCACCGTTGCTTACGCCAGTGGTAACAACCGCACCAGGGGTAGGATCGCCACTTAGGTTCAGTGTCAAAGTAGTGCTAGTTGCAAGGTTGTTGAGCATTGCACTAAGTTGAGCGAATGCATTGTCCAGTTTTGCCTGAACTCTTGCTTCTGTATAATATTGATTGGTTCCTTCAGACAAGTCTGAAGTAGACTTACTAGAAAGATCAAGGTTTGCACCAGTTGCAGCAGCAACACGGGCATCAGCACGAGCATCTGTATAGTAGAGGTTGGTAGAACCTTCATTTAAATCATCGGTATTAGCAGCAGCGATACGAGCATCGGCACGAGCATCTGTATAATACAGATTGGTGCCCTCTGCCAAATCACCGGTATTCTTGCCTGCGAGACTTGCATCAAAGCGTGCCTCTGTGTAGAAGATATTGGTGCTACCTTCAGTAATATTATCAGTATTAATATCTGCTTGAGTAACAGAAAGTTGACCAGCACCAGATAATTCAATACCCGTACCGTAGGTAAAGTGTGTGCGTGTACGAGCAGCGGTCGTAAAGAGGTTTGTAGACCCCTCGGTGACATTATCGGTATCAATATCTACTTGCGTTACAGAGAGCGTATATGTGCCTGCAGTGTCATCATAAACTTTGGTAATACCCGTACTTGCCACAAATAGGGCATCAATTCTGTCATCAACTCTTTCGTTAGTGAAGTAAAGATTGGTGCTACCTTCTGTAAGAGCGTCTGTATTATGATTGCTGATGTCTGAAGTTTGACCCGTTACATTACCAGTAACATTACCAATCAATGATGCAGTAATTTCATTTGCTGCAAAATCACCATTAGCATCACGAAGAACCAGGTTGTTTGCTGAGTTATTTGCTGTAGAAGCAACATTAATTGTAGGATTGCCAGAAACACCATCAGCATTAGTCAGTGTAATACCAGAAGATGCTGTAACAGCAAGTGTGCGCTGTGCATAGGTATTAGGAGCAGTCCTGCTAACGAAACCAGTGCCTGCCATTGCAGCGAGTGCAGTGATGTCTGCATCGTTGTAAGTAGTGCTAATAGTTACATCAGCGGATCCATTAAAGGAAACACTGCCATCTACAACACCATCGATTGTGATTGTGCGAGCGGTTTTTAGAGTATCAGCAGTAAGAGCATTACCTTGAATACCAGCAGCAGCGCCTACACCAGAAGCAACTGTGATAATATTTGCAGCGAAGTCTCCAGAAGCATCACGATTAACAACTGTAGATGCAGTGTTTGCACTTGCAGTTGTCATGCTGTCTAGAAGGTCAGCATTCAGGTTGTTGATCTTAGCAGTGGTAGGAATAACCAGAGCAGGACCAGAGGAAACCTGAGAAATAATCTGACCATCTACCGTCAGGGTGCCATCAATATTGGCATTGGCATCAACATCAAGAGATGTGCCAGTGCCAGTAAGATTAAGAGAACCAGCACGAAGAGCACCATCTGTACCAGAATGAACTTCAGAGGTGTTAGTTGCATCAATTAAGAATGTAAATTGGTTGGCGGATCTGTCAAATCCGAAGAAGCCCACTTTAGCAGAGCTGTCGTAATAACGGAACTCAACACCACGATCCTTACCGTCATTAGACGCGGGTGCTGTGTCACCACCCAAAGTAATAATAGGGTCATCGAGAGTTGTGACCGTAGAATTGACAGTAGTGGTTGATCCATTGACAGTTAGATTTCCAGTGATAGTAAGATTGGACTCAGCAGTTACATCACCACCAATATCCAAAGTGCCACGAATATCAGTGTTGCCATTATCAGTATCTACTGTAAATTTATTAGCAGCAGATCCATTTTGGATAGCAAATGTTTTGTTATCTGCAGTGATAGTCACATTATCGTGAGTTACCAAAGCACCAGAGATGTCTGCAGAGTTATTAAGATCTAGAGCACCATTAATTTCTGTAGCACCATAGATTCTTGCAGCACCACCAACAGCAAGGTTCTTACCAATACCAGCACCACCAGTCAGACGGAATGCACCATCTGCACCATATGTTCCAGTCAGAGTTTGCTGTGAGTTTGCAGTCAGAGTTGTGACACCAGATACACCGAATGTATCATTGATTTGAGTTGCATCAGCAACGGTTAGTGTACCAATGATATTTGTGTTGCCGTTATCAGCATCAACACCAAACTTCTCAACACCAGATCCATTTCTGACAGAGAAGACCTCGTTAGCAGCATCAACAATTAGAGAATCATTGATAGTTGTTTGACCCTGAACAATCAGAGTACCGTCAGTTGCGATGTTACCTGTAGAAGAGGCAACGGTCATCTTGTCCGTGCTACCACTTCTAACAGCGAAGTTAGCATCAACATCAACCGTGCCGTTAAACTCAGAGTTGCCTTGAACCAGAAGTGTTTGATCAAATGTAACAGCGTTGCTGACATCCAGAGTGTTTGTAATCTCAGTTGCGCCGTTGACATCCAGAGTGCCTTCAATATTTGTATTGCCTGAGGCAGCAGTGACAAAGAATTTATCAGTGGTGCCAGATCTAACAGCAAAGTCACCGTCTTGATCAAGAGTGCCGTTGAAGTTTACATTATCGTTAACAGTTAGTGTGCCTTCAATAGTTGTATCACCAGTTGCACCAATAACAACAAATTTCTCAGTATTTCCGGAGTTTTTCTTACCAACAGAGAATCTTTCACCAGATCCAGTAGCACCAACATACAGGGATTTCATAATACCTGCACCACCATGTGCCTTTAGGACAGAAAAACTATCAGATGCATAGGAGGGATCTGCCTGATAGGTGTCACCGAAACGACCTCTATATCTGACTCTCAACCAGTTAAGTTTAGATTCAGTCTCTGTTGCGCTATCCTTGACTTCAATAGCACCGTTAACATGTAATGTGCCATCAATCAGAGCAGATCCTGCAACATATGCACCACCATCAACTCTCAGAGATCCATAATCATTAGATTGAATCTCCCATTCACCAGTTGTGCCATTCTTAGCAGTAGTAATATCGTTTGTGCTTTCGGAGTGAATGTTACCTGCGATTGCAACATCAGCGTTTGCATCAATATTACCAGTAAATGTTGAGATGCCTGTGACACCCAAGGTGCCTGCTATAAGGGTGTTACCAGTCGCAGAAGCAACATTAAATTTATTAGTATTAATATTGAGATCATTTGTAATATCAACAACGCCATGGAAGGAAGCATTGCCTGTAGTAGATTGTAATTCGATACGAGTTGTACCGCTTCCATTGTTTAATTG